TAGTATCTAACCAAGATATTCTTGATGAAAATGGACAAGAATCAGAACAAAAAGGTATAGAGTTTTGCTCCAACCTTTTAGGTGGCACTTGGAAACAAACATCTTATCACGCTAAAATTCGTAAGAATTACGCAGGCATTGGCTATAAATATGATGCAACACTAGACGCATTTATCCCACCACAACCTTTTGCTTCATGGATTTTAGATGAAGCTACTGCTCAATGGAAATCGCCTGTTGACTATCCAACAGACGGTAAAGTTTACTCATGGGATGAAGCTACAACATCATGGGTAGAAGTAACTCAACCATCTTCTTAATTATTTGATATAATAATCGTATGATTATTGAAAAGCTGTTACCTCAATCTTTAGAAGATGAGGTACATAAACTTATGACGTCCACTGGGTTTCCATGGTACTGGAACTCAGAAAATATTGTCCCAATGAAACCGGACAAAGACATATTCCAAATGACCCACGTATTTTTCTTAAACAAAAAAGTGTGGTCGGCACACTACAATTTAGTCAATATGATAATCGGCTACTTTGTAGAACGCACAGGCATTAAAGTAAAGCGTGTAGTAAGAATTAAAGGTAACTTAATACCCAACATAGCACACACACCTGAGTCGCTAGATAATTTAATCCATACTGATATGGATATCACAAACCCAGGCAACTTTGTAAGCTTTGTGTATTACGTCACGGATTCCGATGGTGATACGACAGTTTACGATGATGATAAAAAGACAGTTCTTTTTACATCATCACCTAAAAAGGGTAACTGTGTCGTGATTAATTCAAAGCAAACGCACAGATCATCTGTGCCAACGCAGCACAAAAGACGCGTAGTGATTAATTTTATATTGGAGCTTGACGTATGACAAGACTCCTGATTACAACAGACGAGCATGATTTCGTAGTATTTGATTTTAATTCAAACACAATCACGCATCGTCAACCAAAAACAAAAGAATTAGATTCACCTAATCTACAAGGCAAAGGAAGACCCACATATAGACCCTTTGGTGTAGATGTAGACGATCAGTATATCTACATTGCGTCTAATGATAAACTGGGTAAGTTTGATAAAACTTCCTATGAATTTAAGGGTCTTATCTCCATACCTATGGTGATTAATACCCACCAGATTGTAAAAGATCAAGATACATTTTACGTATGTCATACTGCCATAGATACTATTGGCATTCATGATGTAAAAAATAAAATTAACAAATATATAAACGTTAATCTTCTGAACCGTGTAGATATTCATCTGCAGCCCCTTAACGCGGATCAGTTAGATTCAAGGCACCTTAACTCGTTGTTTGATGCAGGCGATAAAATTTATTTCTGTCGTCATAATAAAAATCTTGTCGAGTCTGATTTTGGATACTTTGACAAGGTCAACACATTCGACATCAAGTTAGTGGCAAGAGCTGGCAAGTGTTGCCATGGGATTAGAGTAGTGGATAACTATTTGTACACCCTATCAACAGACACCGGCGAAATACTAATGATTGACTTAAATACTAATGTATCAAAACCATTTAAGTTAGTTGATAGTTCAAGTACTTTTTTAAGAGGATTGGACGTCTATGATGACAAAATTATTATAGGTTGTTCAGTTAATTTTAAAACCAATACCAAAGATCAAAGTTGTTACATTATTGTAGTAGATATTAAAAATAATATAACATCAAAATATTTAATTGATGGTATTAAGTTTATAAATGACTTAAAAGTAGTAATAGATTAACAATAAAGGAGATTTAAATGCAATTAATTAAAGACTTATGGGCTGTAGTACAGTCTGTATTAGCAGTTGTAAAGACATTAGTAGGATACGTAAGAGCAATTATTTTAGCGGTTGAAACACTTATCGGTAAAATAGCACACAAGAAAGCTGCACCTGCTCCAGCACCTGTGGTTGAAGAAGCTGCTGTTCCAGCTGAAGCTCCTGCAATTTCACAACCATCTAGCTTATCACCAACACAAGGTCAATAATCATGGCAGAAAAGTGGATTCAAAAAGCAATTAAAAAACCTGGCGCACTTAAAGAGTCTCTTGGTGTTAAAAAAGGTGAAAAGATCCCCGCTGGTAAATTAGCATCCGCTGCTAAAAAATCTGGCGTGACTGGACAACGTGCAAGATTAGCTCAAACGCTGAAAGGTTTAAAGAAGAAATAATGGATACCCAAACCCTTATTAATATTGCCTTAGGACTTATTGGTTTCTTTGGCGCTTGGGTATTGAATAGTATGTCAAGATCTATCTTACGTCTTGAAGATAAAATAGCAGAGATGCCACTTTCATACGTAACTAAAGATGATTATCGTCGTGACATTGACGAAATCAAAAACATGCTAGACCGTATTTTTGAAAAATTAGATGACAAGGCAGACAAATAAATGAAACGTATTTTAGGTACGATTCTTTGCTTATGGTTTGGGATAGCTTATGCAGATACTACTGTTATTCAAAACAAAGGCATGCCTGTATCTAGTGCCATGGCTCCCTCTATGTCTGCTTTTAGCCAAGATGTTTGCGCAGTACCCGTCTCTGGGGCTGGGAACATTGGCGTACTATCTCTCTCTGGCGGTACTGTACTTCTTGATGATAATTGCGTAAAAATCAAACTAGCTAAAACACTCAATGACTTAGGTCTTAAAGTGGCGGCAGTTTCAGTGCTCTGTCAAGATCCAAAAGTATGGGACGCGATGGAGATGTCAGGCAGTCCATGTCCATTAGGCGGAGCAGTCGGTGATGCAGCAAAGAAAGCTTGGTTTAAACGTTACCCTGAAAGATTTAAAAAGCTCTATGGCGAGGACTATAATATTCCTGCTCTTCCTCCTCTCAAGGAGTAGTGCGAGTGCTGATGGATTTACGGACTGGTGTAATCAACTGGCTCAATTTTACGGCCACCCCGTTTGTTATATACCACCGCCATGCACATCATCAGTTGAATTTCAAACACTTCAATGTGGTGCGCATCAAACTGGTGCTATCAATCAAAGTAGGACTTACTTCTGTTCGACGCAAACTTGGGGTCCATGGCAAACAACTTCGAACAACTGCACGCCGCTTCCACCGAGCTGTCAGACAAGCGTTTCAGCAAGGAGTTTAAGTTGTCCGACTCATTTTTCAGGACAGATAATCCAACAAGCAACAACGAGTTGTCCAGATCCCTACGGTCAACCCGTCCCGGGAGCGTGGATCACTACAACCAATTCATGCACACCGGATCCAGCAACATGCAAACCATCAACTCAGACACAGACATTATCGTGTCAATCTGGATATGTTGGAAGCATACTACAAAACAGATCATCGACTTGTTCGGATCCATATTCCACGCCAACTTGGTCGGATTGGGTTACGACTTCGAATACATGTGTCATGTCGGTCACGAATCTAAACAATCCGACAAGCCCAGTGTCACCGATCAGCCCGACGAATCCAAACTCGGTGATCAGCAAACAAATGAATTCGACAACACAGATTGCCCCACCTGTGGATGTTCAACAAAACCCTGTTATTGCGAATACCCCATTGGTAGACACAACGACAACAACGACAAGCCAAAGTGGGACTACACAAAAGTCAGACGTCACCTCTGGGACAGCATCGAGCAGTACGAGCAACTCTACAGGAAGCTCGGAAACCAACAAGACAGAGGCGAAAACTAGCATACCCAAAGGTAAAGAAATCGTTCCAGGTTTCGGTGTAGTCATGAGTATGCAATTACTAAATGCTGGCTACAACATGCAGCAACAACAAATTCAAGAATATATCAACTTAACACAGGAACAAGCATATGGCAGAGAACAAGACATTCTCCTTAACTTTATCACCTCAGATGATATTGGGATTAATTTTAACAGCATTGCCAATTATAGGTGGCGGAGCTTACTTGGCGATAACCCGCTACAACGAAGCGGTTTCGGCGATTGAGGAAGTTAAAGGTATTGGTGATATGAAATCTCAAATCACAACTTTAGAGCTTCAAGTAAAAACGCAACAAGATAGAATAGCAGCATTACAAGACGCTTCTATTCGCATGCAAGAAAAATCATCAGATGCATTGGCTTCATCACGTGAAGCGCAAGCGTTAGCTAAAGGTAATACATTGGAAATCAATTCAGCGATTACTTCTATGCAAGAGCAAATGAAAGCCCTTCGAAAAGCCACCACTAACCCACTAGGAAATTAATTATGTTTAGTATGTTATCAGGTATTTTAGGATTCGCGACTTCTGGTCTCCCATCCATTTTAAACTTTTTTCAACAAAAGTCAGACCAAAAACATGAGCTTGAAATGGCTCAGTTGCAAATGCAACAACAATTGGCTATGGCTCAACAAAACCTTCAAGCGCAAGAACGTATTGAAGCAATCAACTTACAAGAGAACTTAGTGCAAGCTGATGCACAAGAAGCTTCTGCATTGTATGCATTTGCTGCTAAAGAACAAGAAGGTGCAGCACAATGGATTGTTAATCTACGTGCTTCTGTACGTCCAGTCATTGCTTATGTGTTTGTTGGCTTATTAGTATTCACTGACGTATCTGGCATGATCTGGGCTATCTGGACAGGTGTCGACTTTAAAGAGGCACTTGACTTAGTATTCTCAGACCAAGAGATGGCGATTGTTGCCTCAATTATTGGCTTCTACTTCGGTTCACGTCACTGGAAAAACTAATGCAGATATCTGACAAAGGTATAGCATTAATTAAACATCACGAAGGTGTACGCTTGAAACCGTACCAAGACTGTGTTAAACTTTGGACTGTTGGCGTAGGACACCTTATTGGTGATGGTAAATCCCTACCGCCAGAATGGAATAGAGTTTTAACCATGGAGGAAGTAGATGGGATTCTTCGAAAAGATTTGGCTCGATTTGAGCAGGGAGTGTCAAAGTTCTGTCCTGTGCAACTTACACAAGGCGAATTTGATGCTCTTATTAGTTTTAGCTTCAATCTTGGTCTTGGGGTACTACAGCGATCAACCCTCCGTCAAAAGATCCTTAGAAATGATAAAAAGGGCGCTGCGGAGGAATTCACGAAGTACGTCAGGGCTGGTGGTAAAATCATCAAGGGTCTCGTCACCCGTCGAAATGACGAAAAACAACTGTTCTTAGGAGGTTAAATATGAACAATTCTCTCTTCTTATTCTGGGCTTTTCTAGCTTAGTTTTCCCAAAAATCTAACATAGAATCATTAATTTGCGGTAACATACGCAGAGAAAGGATTAATCATGAACAAAGTATTTATACTTGCAGGATTGCTCACACTTTTTTCGATCACGTGCAATACGGAGCAAGTGAACCATACCAAGTTGGAAATGGATCTTTCAAAGGTAGCCAATCAGGTTATTCTATTATCAAAAGAGGAAGGCTTTAGAAATGAAGCCTACCGAGACAGCCAAGGTAAACTTACCATTGGTATTGGTCACCTCATTAAAAAAGATGAGGATCACCTTAAACATAAGACGCTCACGGATGCCGAGGTATTACAGCTCTTTAGGCAGGATATAAAGTCCTGTAGCACTGCAGTGGAGGAGACGTCACCCTACGAATTAACTACATATCAATACGAGGCACTCTTAAGTTTTTGCTTTAATATTGGCGTTGACAACTTTAAAAGATCAACGGTTATTAGAAACATCAGAAACCACAATTTCCATGGTGCGGCTGATGCCATGTTACTTTGGAATAAGCCTGCCATACTAGAAGCTAGACGTTACAGGGAGCGCGAATTATTCCTACATGGGGCGAAAAAAGTGGCTTTTGTGCATTAGTAGAGCTAAGGACTGATCATCCTAATTTTATCAATTTTAACCTATAGGAACCAAAATGGACGGATTTAAAAGTAATACAAAAATGAAATCTGACATGCCATGCTACAAAGAGGGCGGTCACATCAATATCATGAAAAAGGGCGGCAAAGCTAAACATCACAAAGAAGGTGGTGACATTGCCCAAGATAAAGCTCTAATCAAAAAAGCATTCAAACAACACGACGAAGCTGAACACAAAAAAGAGCCAACAGAAATCAAGCTCAAAAAAGGTGGCCGTGATAAGAAAAAAGAAGGCACAGTTAAAAAATACAAAGCTGGCGGTGCAATCGAGATGCACAAAAAATCTGGCGATTTAGATGAAATCAAAAAAATTAAAGCTACTGGCGACAAGAAAGCTGACGCTAAATCTGCTGCTATGAAAAAAGGCGGCAAGGCAATGTGCAGCGGTGGTAAATACAAAAAAGGCGGTTCAGTAGAACCATCCACAGAGCCATCTACAGAAAAGAAAGTAGAAGCTAAAAAAGGTGGCAAGATTGGTAAATACTCAGCAGGTTCTGATGTAGAAAAAGAAAAATCAAAACCAGCTGGTGATGAAGACAAAATTAATAAAGTTCCACCAACAGGCGATAAAAAAGCTAATGCAGAATCTGCAGGTGCTAAACCTAAAGCTTCTGACTTTTTTAAAAAAGGCGGCCACGCATCAAAAAAAGCTAAAGCCGGCGGACATATTAAGCACATGGCCGACGGCTCATCAACTGGAAATTTAATTAGTCCAGCGCTTCCTCCATCAATTCAGCAAGCGATTATTAATCAATCTAAAACTGATCCAGCTGGAGCATTGCAATTAAAAAATCAGTACATGCAACAAATACAAAAGATGCAAAATCAATATACTCAACCTGTATATAGAGGACAGCCTCCTGTTTATGATAACAGAAATCCAAATACTGCGACGATGAATAATCCGCAAAGTTATCAAAACATGCAGACTAACACTCCTGCAACTAGCCCATATACAAAAGAGCAAATTGATGCAACTATTGCAAACATGACTAAACGTGGCATGTTTTCACACACTGGAGACTAAGAATGCCAAGTAAATCAAAAGCACAACATAATCTCATGGAGGGTGTAGCACACTCTCCAGCTTTTGCAAAAAAAGTAGGGATTCCACAAAAAGTAGGTAAGGAGTTTGCCAAGGCTGATAAAGGTCGATCCTTTGCTAGTAAGCCTATGCGTAAAGCTGCTGGTCGCGGGAGATAATCTTGGCGTACTCAGGTACCTATGATCAAACTAAGATAACAGTTGACCAACTGATATCGTACGCTTATCGTGATGCTGGCAAACAGGCAGAAGAAATGACGCCTGAGTATGTCAACGCCGGTAAACAAGCACTTTTCTATATCCTTCAAAACTCTGTTAACCGTGGTATTAATATTTGGTTACAACAGATTGTAGTGCTTGGTGCTCAAACCAATCAACAATATTTAACCATGCCAAAAAATTGCGTCGATGTACTCGAGGCAAATTGGATCTACATTGTTAATCCAACCATCTCTCAGGCACTCCCTTCTGATAATACAGGAGCACCTAGTTTATTTGATCAAAATGGTAACGCAGATTTAAGTCAACATGCAACATCCACACTATCAGAAAACTGGTTTGGTGCTGCTTACTCAAACCAAACACGTGTTTTCTATGCAGGATTTAATGCCTATTCTCCTAATGGTCCAACAACTTATGATTTAGATTTCCAAGTAAGTAATGACGGCGTTAATTGGGAAACTTGGCAATCATTTCCTACAGTCACATTAAACGATTATGAATGGTCTTATATTACCATTAATGCAACACAACAGTTCTATTACTATCGTTTAAAGAATCGTAATACAAGTTCTACATTCTCACTTCGTGCTATTCAATTTGCACAATCACAACAAGTCATTCCATTGGCTCGTTTAAATAGAACTGATTATTTTGATTTACCAAATAAACAATTTCCAAGCCAAAGATCATTACAATTCTGGTTTAACCGTCAGGTTGATCCACAAATGTATCTATGGCCAGTGCCTAACAATAACTACCAAGCATTCCAAATGATTTTGGAAATGCAACCTCAAGATGTGGGTAGTTTAACAAATCAACTTTATTTACCTGATCGTTGGGTTCCTTATATTCAATCTGCACTATCACACAAATTATCAATGCAGTTACCTGGCACTGATTTAGCACGTATTCAGTACTTAGAAAAAATTGCGCTTGATATGCGTCAACAAGCTGAAGAAGAAGATCGTGATAAGTCTCCAATCTATTTCCAACCTAACATAAGTTACTACACTAGATAATGACAGGCGCATACGTACAAACCTACGACAATTTAGTTGCTGATGTAATTAATTACATGGAGCGTGACGATGCACAATTCGTGGCGCAAATTCCTAATTTAATTGGATTAGCAGAATCTGCAATTGCTGCAGAACTTAAAACATTCTTGCAACTTGTTGTTGTAGAGACATCATTAGCTACAAATCAAGTGGTGCTTAATAAACCAGCAAGATGGCGTAAAACGATTTCAATGAAAGTTAATGGCCAACCTATCTTACTGCGCTCACAAGATTATGTAGCTCAATATCAAAATGAATCTTCTAGTGGTCAACCATTATACTATGCTGATTATGATTATAATAATTGGGCTTTTGCACCATATCCAGATCAATCCTATCCAGTTGAAATTACTTATTATAGTTTAATTCAACCATTAGATTCATCTAATCAGCAAAATTTATTTACTCGCGAGTGTCCTCAAGCGATGTTATTTGGTACTTTATTGCAAGCGCAAGGTTATTTGAAAGCACTTGATAAATTACCTATTTGGAAACAATATTATGACGACTCATTAGCTGCGCTTAAGAAAGAAGATAATGCACGTCGTATTGATCGTAACACATCTATTCAAGAGCCTTAAACATGACCACACCTATCTATACCTCACCATTTACTGGAACCGTTGTTCAACCAACAGACGTTTCATACGAAGCGCTAAGTTTTTCAGTTAATACTCCACTCTATTGGCCATCGATTGCTAATGCCGAATTAGGTGAAACTGCAATTGCGCGTATTATGGATTGTTCTGCTAATGCTAGTTCTTTATCATTAGCTCTCCCAGAAGCAGATCAAGGTACAGTTGGAACTGATGTACTTATTCGTAATACTGGTAATGTTGCATTTACTGTTACTAATTTTGGTGGTGGTAATTCAACAACAGTTAATGCTGGTATATCACAATATTTCTATTTAACAGATAACTCATCAGCAAACGGTGTTTGGGGTACAATCACGTTTGGTGCTGGTATGTCTGCAGCAAGTGCTTCTAGTTTAGCTGGCTTTGGATTATCTACAACAGTTAACGGATTACTTACAACATCAGACAATATTGTTCAAGTATCCATTAATACCACACTTACTAATAATAGCCGTGCATCAACTTATGTTTGGACTGCAGGCGCTGGTACATTTACACTACCTTCTTACGCATCAATCACACCAGGATGGTATGCTAATTTTAGAAACAATGGTACAGGATCTCTTACCATTTTACCAAATAGTCCATCTACCATTAATGGCGTATCAAACATAGTGACCAATCCAGGTGATTCTGGAATGATTATATTTGATGCTAACTCAAATAACTTCTTTACTGTAGGTTGGACATCTCCTACAAACATTACTTTATCTGCTGCATCTTATGACGTAGATAGTATTAGTGGTAATGCATATAGTTTAGTTGCTAGTGCTCCAATGATTCAAACGTATGTTAATTTAGCTAATACAAGAACAAGCACATTAACAATTACATTACCAAACATTACGCAGTTCTATGTATTGATTAATGATACAACGACAACATCTTATAATCTTAAATTTGCAATATCTGGAAGTTCATCTCCAAACATTACATTGACTCCAGGGCAGGTTGTATCTTTAGTTACTGATGGTGGTGTATTCTTTATCATTACACAATCCACGGTATCTTCTCTTTTCGCACCTAATGGATCCGCAGCTGTCCCATCATTTTCATTTATTAATGATACGACAACAGGTCTTTATTTAGCAGGAACCAGTATTTTAGGTGTTACTGCAAATGGTAATGAAATTATGTTATTTAATAATACTAATACATTATCTCCTCAAATTAGCACACCAGCCTCAGTAACAGCTACTGGAACATTAACAGCAGTAGGCGGAATTACTGGCGGAGTATTCTAAGTGGCTGATCAACAGCAACAACAAGCTCAGGCACCTCAACAGTATAGTCAAGTTTATACATTAGTTGTTGATCCGGGTGTCAAACGAGACGGTACTATATTTGAATCTAAAGAATGTACTGATGGCGTTTGGAATAGATTCCAACGTGGCCGCCCTAAAAAAATAGGCGGTTACACTCAGCTTTTTGCTACATTTAATGGTGTGCCTCGTGGCATGGTGATGAACTCCTATAATGGGGTTAACTATGTATTTGCAGGAAATAAAAATGGTTTAGATGTTTTTGCAACAGGTCAAAACTTCGGATCTGGTGCGGGTCCGTTTAGTGCATTATTAGAAGCAGGTTATTCTCAATTTGCTGTTGCAAACAATACCTCAAATACATTTACCATATCTTATACAGCTTCTAATGGTAATGCTCAAAGTTTAACTTCTGTATTTAATACTGGTGCTACAGTTATTTTCAATCAAAATACTAATCCAGTTACATATAGTGTTTCTACAAGTTCTTACAATAACGTATCTAATACAACTACAGTCACACTAACAACGCCTATTGCGGGAGGCGCAAATTCTGTCTCAAATGTGTGGTTAGATAACGTTAGTTTTGCGCCAAGCGCAAATTTATTGTGGCAATTTGATTATCAATACAATGTACAAGGTGGTACATTAAATCTATTAGCCCACCCCGGTCTTAACTTAGCTAACATTGATAATGGTACTCCATCACCTGTTTATGTTGGATCCACTGTACCTAATTCATCTAATCAATGGACGTTTACTGTTCTTGCCGATACAAGCGGAACAGCACCTACATTTCAACCTATTTCAGTAAATGGTGGCGTTTGTGTGCTTCACCCATTTATATTTGTTTATGGTGAGAACGGATACATTGCTAATAACCATGTAAGTTCTGTCTATAATAATCAAGTACT